TAAATTGACTTTTACAAAACGGAAAACGGAACTACGAACACGGAAACACACGGAACTTAATTGACACCTTGGTTATTTCGGGTATATCCCCTAATAATTGAGATTTTCTTTGCACTGGTGTATTTATTTACACTGGCTCGCGGGCGCGTTTCTTTTGAAGGAAAGTAAATGTGCCACCCCAATCACAAACAAGTGACTTACTGGATAAAATTTTTATACCATCGGTTTATAGGTGAAACGAGGAAAAAATATACCTGAAGCAAATATTAGTATGAGACCACGGAGGATACATACTATTTATTTAGCGTAACAGATATTTTTTCACTGCCACTTAAACTATAAAGCCTGTATAAAATATAATTCTACGGATTTATCACTTAGATTGGTCAAGGTACGGACATGGAATTTGGAACACTGAACTACACAACGGAATCACACGGACAACGCACGAATACGACAAAGGGACAATACTACGCATATTATTTCAATACGCGTAGGCTTGTCCTTTTGTCTAGTCTCAGAGAATATCAGAGATGGTTATCTTATGATTATACTCATGTATTTGAGTATAAAATGAGTAAGGTAATCTTCTTTAATGTTCCCTCTGGTTCTGTCTCAAGAGTTAAGAAATTAATTCGTGAGACATTATCAGATTATGAGGCGCAAGGACTTCGACTTAATTTGTCGCAAACCTGGGTAGACTTCCTGGACGGTTGCAATGCAATCATCTCAGGAGTTGCCAAAATCGGGTCTGCGACAAATAAGTGGAAGAATGGAGTTAGACAACTGGACGAAGCGGTCGATTATATAGCGCAAGCTGTAGGAGATCGACCCACACTGGACTTTCTTGCACCAAAAATAGTCAAAACATTGCTAGATGTAATGTCCCTGTTTAAACACGGGGATTATTTAAGTATAGCAAATGTTTTGTTATCATTTTATAATTTGTTTACAGATTATAAAGTGGTATTTCCAGAGTCTCTGGATGCACTATTTTTATCAGCCTGCTCGACACTATTGCCACCATCAATATACGAAGTTTTTAAAAGGTTATCACTTTTTACAAACTCCAAGCTGCTGGACGACATGCACATATTAGATAGTATAATATCTATAGTGCACGAGTTCATACGCAAGACTCTAACTTGGTTTAAATTAGAGTCTTATATTGAAACGGTCGACAACATGTTTGCGTATTTACCATTCGGTAAGAAAATGGTATATATTAAAAACATGAGAACCATAGTGTCACGTTACACACAAGATCCCAAGAATCTAAACGATCCATTGTTTAGAATGAAAGTTAAAGATTGTGAAAACAAGATGAAACTTGACTTGGATTTTCTTGAATGGTGTAAGCGTTCGCAATCTCTTACGGTTTTATTGACTGAGTTTACTCGGTTATGTAAAAATATAAGAGGTTACGAATGTGCATTGAGAACTGAACCAAACTGTTTTGTGTTCGAGGGACCCCCCGGATGCAAAAAGAGTATTTTCACAGGTAAACTCTGTGAGTTACTCACACGAAAGGACTCAATGACGGTATATTCTCATTTGATTAAGAGCGTATCAGACGGTAAAGACTGGTACGACTCTTATAATAATGAGGATATATTTCTTATGGATGATGTCGGTCAACAAGGCATCAGTCAGTGGAGAACACTGATTAACATGGTCTCACCACTGAGACTGCCGCTCGATTGTGCGGAAGCTAAGCTGAAGGACACGAAATTTTTTAGTTCTAAGAATATAATCATAACAACGAATAAATTTTCAGAACTACAAGGTTTCGCGAAAAACGACGGAATATCAGATCCACATGCCCTCTGGAGAAGAGGCTTTGTTTTTGATTTTGCCGACGTACGAATGGACAAACATACAGGACAACTAAACGGACAAATAAAGTTTAAATATTATGATATAGACAGCAATATTTGGGTATATGGTTTCCCACCATATGTACAAACGGTGCTGCCGGTCACTTGCGAATCCAGTAATGAGCTCAAAACTCTTGCCTGGATGCGCCAGATTATCATTTTATTTGGAAAATACAAAGAAAATTTTGCAACAGATTCTACTTTAAGTAATTCACAATTTGAAACAATTTGTGAATTATCTAAAGAGTTTGGAGAAGAAGAAAGTGAGAACACTCACGAGGAATTTTATGACGCCGAGACTCAATCTGACTTTAAAGCTGAATACATAGTATTAGCAAATGGTCAAATTGAAGAACAGGTTGAAGTGTCACACAGTTTGTACACAGACTGTGTTGATTACTTTAATTGTATCATAGAACTCCTTAATGAGTATAAGACTTATTTAATAAGTCTTGTTCCCACTTTTTTCTTAGACAAAAATTACCTATCCTTAGCCCTAATTGCATTAGGACTTGGTTTAGGTTATTACTGCTGTAAAATTTTAGCTGGAAAATACAACGGAAACGAACTAACACCCGAGGCTAAGTATAACAAACTCAAACATTTGTTTGCTAACCCCTCGGAATCGACAACGGAAACGTCTTTTATACGTAAAAATATAAAGGATGTTAAAATCAAAACGACACACGGAGAGTTCGCAGTTACTGCGATCTTATCAGGACACTACGCTATAGTGCCTGCACATGCAGCATTTGAACAAAAATGTTTGATGCAAATTGTGCAGGATTCGGTACGTAATCTGGTACTGCTGGATTATATACCTGTGGAGCGAGTTTATATTGATCGACATGCAGATGTCGCTATATATCAACTGCCTGCGAAAGGGATGACTCCCTTTAAACAACTGGCTCATTTGTTTGATAAGCCAAGTAATCAAGACATAGTCTTAATTACTAGTATGGGATGTATTCCCTTAATAAATCACATAAGAAAAGATGATCTTAGTGATATCTACTATTCAACTTCACCGCAAGGACATGAAGCATTTAGTAATCATATCACCGCTAAAGAAAGATTGGATTATGAAATATCCTGTCCAACTTTATGTGGATCACCAATTTTTGATGGATCTATTAGAGGAATACACGTTGCCGGTAACGGCATCAATGGTACTTCAATAATATGGAGTAACAAAATCATACAAGTAATTAAACGAATACTGTTGAACGACAGTTATGTCTTTCCACTTGAAATCAAGGAAATGAAAAACACTGAGAACTTATCGGCCACGCAAGTGGAATATAAGTTTGAAGAAACGACACCCAAGGACTCACACTACGCACCAACTAGGATATTTGGAGTGTTCCCTGTAGAAAGGGAACCTGCGAATATGCTATACGACGGACCACACACGGTAAAAACGCTAATGAGGAAGAACATGTCTATAAACAAACCACTAGATTTGCCACTTTACGAAGAGGCTGCTAAGGGGTTTGATTGTTTTTTCAAACCGTTCACTAAATGCACAGAGGAAGAAATTGTAGATGGTTTTGACTTAATTGCCAAAATCAACTCCAAGACTTCCAATGGTATGTTTTATGATGGAGAGAAAACTCAATATATAGATTATGAGAAGAAGTGCTTTAAACCTGAGTTTAAGGCACATCTTGAGGATCTTGAGGGGCGTATTTTAAAAGGACAAATTCCGCCGGAACTAGTTTTTGTTAAAAGCACCCTGAAAGACGAAGTGCGTGATAAGGCAAAGCAAGGAAAGCCGAGAGCTTTTCAAGTTTTACCGTTATCAGCACAAGTACTAACGAAAAAGTATTTTGCAAAATTCGTTCAAAATATTATTATCACACGTGACTTTCATAAAGTTAGTGTAGGAATTAACCCATTCAAAGAATGGGATAGTTTCTATACTAATATCAAAAACCATAAAGGTTTTGATATGGACTTCCCTGATTGGGATGGCAACATGCTTGCAGCTGCGCAGGATATTATTATTAGATGGATAATGAAATACTTCGAAGGTACTGAGGACGAGAGAGTGATAGCAGAGGTCGTGTTACGAACTATAATTGTTAAGGTTATAGTTTGTAATGACGACGGATATCTAGTATCTCACGGCTTACCATCAGGGAGTTTTTTGACAGCTATAATCAATAGCTTAGTTAATTTACTCAATGGCATGGCGTGGTATATAAAGATGACACGGAACCCGATAATACGATTTTTTAACGATCTAGATTATTATACCTACGGGGATGATAATGCGACCATCGTTAAGAATGAACGGTTGTACGACAAACTAAATGCAATAACTTATAGAGATTTTCTAAAAGATATTGGCATTCAGTGTACAACTGCTGGAAAACAAAAAGTCACAGAACCATTTGTACCAATTCATGAACTTGTCTTCCTCAAGAGAAGATTCGTTTTTTCACCCCAACTGAACAAAATGATGGGAGCCTTGGATGAGAAATCCCTGCTCTCAGGTTTGAATTGGTATGACACTTCAAGTGACGATACACCGGAAAAGATTTTACGAGA